ACCAGTGGCTCCTGTTGCTCCAGTTGTTCCATTCGTACCAGTGGCTCCTGTTGCTCCTGTTAAACCAGCGGGTCCAGGTGCTCCAGACAAGCTTACACTCCAACTATTATATGTTCCAGAACCTGTAATTGTTGTTACATTTACAATCAATGTTGTACCAGAATAACTTGTAACAGATCCTTCCATTTTATTAGAAGAATCAAAAGAAACTATTACAGATTGTCCTATACTATAAGCAAGACCACTATCAACAGTGAATGTTTTTGATCCTGTGGCTATGCTTGTATTAGTAGTTGATGTTGTAGTATATTTGTCTCCTGCTAAACCAGTGGTTCCTGTTGCACCTGTATTTCCTTGTGCTCCAGTTGGTCCTACTATACCAGTGTTTCCAGTAGCACCAGTTTGGCCTGTATTTCCTTGAGCACCTGTTGGACCGACATCACCTGTATTTCCTTGTGCTCCAGTTTGACCTGTTGCTCCTGTGTTTCCTGAACCCGTAGGACCAGTTGATCCATCATTACCAGTTGCGCCAGTGTTTCCTTGCGAACCTGTTTGGCCAGTATTTCCTTGAGCACCTGTTGGTCCTACTATACCTGTATTTCCTTGTGCTCCAGTTGGTCCTACTATACCAGTGTTTCCTTGTGCTCCAGTTGGTCCTACTATACCAGTGTTTCCAGTAGCACCAGTTTGGCCAGCACCAGTTGCTCCTGTTGAACCTGTTGGTCCTGTAGACTGAGTAATTGGATATTTTTCAGATAATAAAGCCATGTTCTAAATATTTATCACTTTATATTATAAATTATCCTTAATATAGATAACTCTATTAAGTTTTTTACCGTCATTGAAAGATATAATCATTTCAACGTAGCCATTTTCTAAATTTATATTTTTTCCTTGATAATTTTCTCCTAAATTTTGGGATTCTACATAAAGTTCTTCGACTAAACTTAATGCACTTTCCGTGTTTAAATTTTCACCTTTTGATATAACAAAACCAGAACTAGAATGAACCAAAGTATATAAACTTGTATCTAATTCTTCATTATAATTTAAATTTAATACAACTAATTCATTAGTTTGATTATTCAAATAAACATTTGCATATTGATCATATATTTCTACGTTTTTCATAATTAAATAACGGTTAATCCTGTCTGCCAATATCTTTTTCCATTTTCTATAACAAACGGTTCTGATGATTTTCCTTCTACATATTTAACTCTTTCATTTCCCAAATTTGTTAAAGCGGTGGTTTGACCATCCCATGCTGTTAATTGTAAAGTAGAACAAATATTATCGATGCGACATGCATACGATGGACTATTATCTCCTAAATCTGAACCAGCAAAAGTTAAACCAACCACTTTCCATGCGCTTAAAGATTGACTTTCGGGGTTTATTAAAGCACAAACAGCACTACCCGAATCTCCACCACTACTAGCAACAGTAAATGTTCCTCTATAAGTTAAACATGATGTAAAATTTAAAATATTTCCACTAAAATTAACACCTACAGAAACTCCAACTTGAGTAGCAGTAAGAGAACACGATTCAGAACCCCAAGGTATAGAACCTGGCCATCCAACAGGACCAGTTGTTGCACCTGATTTAAAAATTGGATTTTTATTTATGACCAAATTATCAATTTCAGAGGTAGTGGCAAATTCAAGATTTCCATAATTTAAATTTAATTGTTTAAAAGATGTAAGTGTGTTTACTCTACTTGAATTTGTTATGGCTACAACTGCTGCATCAATTGTGTTTCCACTTGCTAAAAGCGGAACATACCTTTTTAATTTCATTGTAGATTGATTTGACCAAGGGAAAGCTTGGTATACTGTTGTTTGTCTATTGCTAAAACTTGAAGACAATAAAGATGCGTCTCTTTCTGTATAAGCAGCAACGTGTGCATTTGTTAATGCAACAAGAGTATTGTCGGTGAGATCTTTACAGATAAGTCCCATAGTTCCTGTAAATGCACTGTTTCCTAAATTTAATGGATTATCTATTGATATTCTTGTTCCACCAATATATGTTGTTCGAGATGATCTATGTAATGAAACTGGTTCAATGGAATCGCTAATAGTATAACAAGATGGATATGCTACAGCTTGTGGAATTTGAACAACATCGGTATTAATAATGGTTCCATCTTCTGTTGTTATTGTTGATGGTAAAATTTCATTTTGCGGAATAGATGATAATGGTTTTTTTTCAGTAACACCAAAAACTATAGAAAGTTCGTCTGTTAATTTTCCATCAACTTCTTTAAATCCATAACCAACCGAATGAACATATTCTGGAGTTTCTGCTAAAAGCTTTTGTGTTAATTTTTCTATATCTTTAATGTTATTCATAAGACACAAAAGTTGTAAATGTTGATGCTGGTATTGTACTAATAGGTTCGTCTATTTTATAAACTTTTATACTGTTAAAATATAAATCATTGTTTGGTGCTCCTTCAGTACCTGAAATATAAAATTTAAAACCTCTAATATTACTATAACCGTTACGTGTTATATCATTTTCAGTATATGTGGTTGTTCCTAATGTAACAGAATAACTATAAGAATTAAAATTAGTTTTTTTCAAAACAATCTTTGCAACCATTGTTGGGGAATAATCTTGACCTGTGCTTACTCCATTTATAATATAATTTCCCAATCCCCCTCCACCAACATTAAAATTAAAAACTTCTTGGGACCAGCCAGCATCATTATAAGCACTAAATCCTTTGTTACCATTTCTAAAATTTACAGAAATAGCTGCGGATAATGCATATCCTACCGATAAATTTGCAGGAAGGTTTCTTCTTACATCAATAAAATTACTTCCTGCTCCATTACCATATAATCCAAAAGAAGAACCGTTTGTATCTATTAAGCCACCAAATGAAGGTCCAATAAACGCACCCGCATTACCTGTTGATGTAAAATCCCAAGCATCAAAACCATATCCAAAATTAGATGCACCAGCGAAAGAACCTCCGTAATTAATGGCGCGATCTTCACCTATTAAAGAGTTTGATCCTGCTAAAGATCCCGAAAATACTCTCATTATGATATATCTCCAAAAAGACTCCAATCATTGGCAGATAATTTAACCACAGTTGCAACAGAATTTTGTGCTCTTATGCTGCGTTTATTTTCTGCACTTCTTAATGTTACTCCGTTTGCAGCAGATAATGTAACTGTTCCTATATTTAAACGAAGTATGCTAATTTGTGTTCCGTTACTAAAATTAACAGAATTATCATTTGGAACAGTTAATGTAATTGCACTAGGAGAATTAGCAGTGATAAATTCACTACTATCAGTTAATTGAAATGATCTAGTTGAAGTGACTGTATCCAGTGTCAGCGTTGCTGGTGCAAATGTTAATCCTGAATATGGAATAAATTTCCAACCAACTACAATATTTGTATAAATTAAAGAAAAGTTTCCTGATACATCACAAATTAAATCTTCTGCAACGCCGTCAATATTACTCCCATTTCTTTCAATTGTTAAATTATTAGAACCATATTTTTCAAAAGTAATATTAATAAATGCACCAGTTAAAGGATTTAATGGGAGTGTTGCTGTAATTGGTGTTGTATATGTATTAAAAATAAAACCTTCATTAGAACTTAAAAGCGTATTATTTGTTTCTATTGATACATAATCAAACGATGATCCAGTTTGTCCTGTTGTGCCAGTTGCTCCTGTATTTCCTGCTCCAGTTGCTCCTGTATTTCCTTGCGATCCTGTTGGTCCTACTATACCAGTGTTTCCTTGAATACCAGTTGGGCCAGTATTTCCTTGTGTTCCTGTTGGTCCAACATCACCAGTATTGCCTTGAACTCCTGTTGGACCAGTATTTCCTTGTGTTCCTGTTGGTCCAACTATTCCTGTGTTTCCTTGAATACCAGTTGGACCTGTTGATCCTGTATTTCCTGAGCCAGTTGGTCCTGTTAAACCTGTGTTACCTTGAGTACCTGTTGGTCCTATTAAACCAGTATTTCCTTGTGCTCCAGTTGGTCCGACTAAACCAGTATTACCTTGTACTCCTGTTGGTCCTGTTAAACCAGTATTACCTTGTACTCCTGTTGGACCAACTGAACCAGTAGGTCCAGTAAAACCTATGTTTTGTATTGGATATAAATTTGAAAGTGTAATCATATTTTTTATTTATGCTAATTTTGTTATGATAATATCTGGTGGTGTTGAAGTTGTTTGGTTTGGTGGAGCAGGATCAACTAAAACATCTCTAAGAGATGGGAATGGTCCACCATTAGGTATCGGTGGAACTAAACTAGTTCCATTATGTTCAACTTGTAACCAAATTCTAGTATCATCTTGAGTTACGTTTAACAATGCATTTCCAAATAAAATTTGATCTTGTGAAACTGTTCCACTTTGAAAATCTACGATTGATTGGACTTTTACTGGTGTTGCGTATCCAGTAGAAGGTTCATTTTTCCAAAGTGAAACCATTAATTGCAAACCGTTTTGTAAATCATACAAGTGAAGGTTAGAATTAATCATATAATAACCAGTTTTTTTGATGGTAATGTATTGTGCTCCTAAAATGCCAGGATTCGTAATTCCACCAAATATTTCTGGATCTGTATTAACAACTGTTGTTGTAAATGGTATTCTACTAGTACCAGTTAAATTTGTAAGAAGAGTATTCCAAACAGCTTTATAAATTTTAATAGTTGGGTTTGTTAATCCTGAATATGGAATAAACCTCCATCCAATAGATGATGTTGTGTAAACCAAAGAAAAATTACTTGATACATCAACACCCAAAGCACTAGCAGCAGAATTTATATTACTACCATTTCTATTGATAGTTAATAGATTCCCTGGTTGAATCGTTGCTGTTATATTAATAAAATCACCAATTGCGGGACTTAAAGGTAATGTTGCAGTTAATGGACTACTTGTTGTATCAAAAATATAACCAGCATTCGATGAAAGTGTTCTATTTAATGTAATTGATGTATAATTAAAATTTGAACCAGTAGCTCCCGTTGGTCCTGTTGCACCAGTTTGTCCTGATCCAGTTGGTCCAGTTGGACCTGTTACACCAGTTGCACCTGTTGATGCTATTGCTAAAATTAAAGATTGATTGCCAGTAAATGATGTTGTTGAATTTATTAAAGTAACAGGAAATGTAACAAAACTATTATCAGCTATAATTGGTGCTGCATTAATTCTCCATCTTTGAAAATTTGCAGAATTATTTCTATCTTGAATAACTATTATATCATTTTGTTTAAGTAAACCTAAAAATATGTCAACATCAACAAGATTTTCTGTTAAGTGACTTGCATGGATTTGTGTTGCATTTGCCTGTGTTAAAGCATTCCATCGAATATAACCAGGATTTGGTGGTGTTATCGTTGTACTAACGTCTGCTTTATATTCATAAAATGATGTGGATTGTCCTGCTGCTCCTGTTGGTCCTGTGGCTCCAGCTATTCCAACGCCTGTTGCTCCTGTTGCTCCAACTGGCCCAATTGGACCTGTTGTTCCTGCAACAGCATTTTGCCAATTTGAAGATAATGAACTAACAATCGAATATGTAGTTTGCCAATTAGCAGAAAGTTGTTTTAAATCGGTTCCTTGATAATTCCAAGTTGTTCCTGCGTTATTTTGTACAGTTATAAATGTGTTTTGCCAATTAGCAGATAATTGTTTTAAATCTGTGCCTTGATAGTTCCAGTTTGTTGCAGAATTTGCTTGAACAATATTATAGGTTTCTCCACCAGAACCCCATGTTGCAGAATTAGCCAGAACATTAGTATATGTTGATTGCCAATTTGATGAAAGTGCTTTTAAATCAGTTCCTTGATAGCTCCATGTTGCTCCAGAATTTTGTCTAACTAAAGAAAACCCCTGATATCCCCTTGGTTCAGAAGCATAAATTAAATCAATTATGTTTTGAAAACTGGTTTTAATTTCTGCGGTAGCATTACTTTTATAACCTACTAAAAAATCACCTGTAAGTGGAATTTGTCTAAGTTCAAATTGTGTAAAATTCCTTTGTGCCATATATTATTGAATATTTATCAAAATAGATTCATCAAATGTCATTAAAATTGTTCCATCTATAGCAATAATTGCATTTTCCAAGATATTTTCATCTGGTATCTGTCCTGTAATAGGATCAACATATTGACCTTCTGGTAATTGGGTTCCATAATATGTTTCCCAAGGACCAAAAACATCTTCAAAGCTTTGAATAAGTGACTTGGCTGGATCATCAACCAATAACATTCCATCGTTATATACAGATTGTATTGTATAAATTTTATTGATTGTTTCATCCATTTTCTTAAACAACCACCCTTTAATAGTAAAAGAAGTATCGGCAGTAATTCTAAAAGATTGTGTTGGTTGTAAATCTACTGGATAATTTAAATTTATGTTTCCACCCCATAAAATTTCAGATCTAATCTCATAAGGTATAGAAGATTCTGAAATTGCAGGAAGTTTCCAAGAAATAATAATGTATGGATCACAATAAGGTATAAAATTAGTAACAATTTGATCCATGTCCGATTGATATTTTGTTACAATCGTCATGTTTACATTGATATTAATTGGAACTGGTTGAAGAACTGTTTTTATATAAGATCCGCTACCATCTTTAGGGTTATATGCTACACTAAACCCTTGGTTTTTATTAAAAACACGATTATTATCTCTAGAAATTCCAGAAATATTAACAGCTATTACTGGAACAGTAATACCGCCTGGTGCTGGTGTGGTTAAAAAATTAAATACTCTTTGTTTTGGAGCATAGACATAACGAACTTTATGTCCTTCTAACGGAGCTACAACATTTTTATCTTTATCATAGCGTTTAATAATAACATCATTAAATGCCGAGACAAATTGCTCTAAAAGGGTTTGAATTTCCCAAGCAAATGTATAATTTTTCATTCCCAACTACTTATAGAGTAGAAAGGAATTAAATTGTTATATTTTTTCGGGCATTAAAGATTTAATTAATTCAAAATCTATGTTTTTACGAATGCATTTACAAATTTGATATGCTAAAGTATTGTGATCTCTTCCTAGATGACCCCTACCATAACATTTTTTACAATTTTTGGTTTGGTTTTTAACCAAAGGAATATGTCCTGCATCTAAATGTTTAATATCTTTTTCTGGAAAATCAAAAAAAACACCAGAATAAACACTATAAACTAGTTTTTTGTTAATCGTTTGCATCTATTAAGATAATACTATTCCAAAACTTATTTGTCGAGCTTTTTTTTGGATATATAATTAAATTCGTTTCAATATCTGGAGCATATTTTGCAAGTGTTTTTATTCTATAATCAAAATAAATTAAATTATCTTTTTTGTGAAATTCAAAATCAAAAGGAATTGGTATTTCGATTTTTTCATCTTTTTTCTTTTGCGTGTGCATAACAAAAGTAATATAAAAGTTTTTTTGATAAAATAAAATTAATTTTCCTTGTTTAAATAATTTGTTTTTAGCTTCTATACGAATATTTTTTTGTAAAAGAAATTTACAAGCATTTTCTAAAGCTGTACCTGAAATACTCATTTTATTTGTCCATGAATGCGGCTTTTTGACCCGCAGACATTTTTCCTATAACTTTATTAAAGTATTCCCAAAACTTTTTTTGTCCTGCATCTTTTGTGGGAATAGCGACAACAATATCAACAGATTCTACTGGTATATTTCTATAGTCTTGCATCATTATATCCCAAACAGTCAAAAGTCCTTTTGATGCTGCATTGTATATTGGAGCATAACGAGCAGGACGAAAGTTTAAAATTTTTTTTCCTTCATCGGAATTTAAAAGTTTACCGTCCAAAGTACACAACATTCTTCTTGTTGGTGAATATCTTAGTTTGTTTCTGCGAACAAATTTAAGTTCAACAACGTTTTGTAAACAAACTTTTCTTAATCCAGTTATACTTAAAGCCATTATTAATCATTTACTCAGGCTCGCAAACGCCAAAAATTCTTGCTTCGTTTAAAAACACAATATGTTTTAAACCATTCATGTTTGCAACTTGGATACCTTTATCATTTGGGAAAATGATTGTATCTCCTGTTTTGACTGTTTTGCAATCAGGACCAGCTATTAATACTTTGGCTAAACGCCATGTAAAATTTACAGTATTAATTGGAACCCATAATGATCCTCTTTTTACTTCGGTTCCATCTTCATTAACATCGATATATTGACACATTAATATATCGTCTAAAACTTTGGTTAGTTTCCAACCATCCAAATTTAAATCGTTTCCAAGATAATTGTCTAATTGAACTTTTCCTTTAATTACATCTTCTTGTTTTGGTCTTGCTATCATATGTTATCTTTAATTACTTTGTGTATTTAATTGTTCAATAGATGTTTCAAAAAATTCTATCTCTCTAACCGAACATTCTAACCTATCCGCAATATTTCTAATATCATCAATATTATCTTCAGCTTCTTTGTTTTTCTTTTTAATATAGTTGATTCGTCCTCCATGTTTAGGTAAAACTTTGTGGTAAAAAGAACCAAAATCAAAACTTTTTAAAACTTTCCCCCATCGGTTGCTGGTAGAATTTACTATTAAACACATTTGAGGATTTGCCATTGATATCCATCTATTCAATAAAAAATATGATGGTTCATATTCTTTTGGTTTGTCTTTTCTGTTTTTTAAAACCCAATTCAAAAAATCAAAAAGTCTAGAATCTTTGTTTTTCATTTAATATATTTTTTTTTAAAAATTTCCGAGCTTTTTTTCCAAGACTCACTATTCATACTATCTCCTAAACCATAGTGAGTAACTTTAATCGGATAAACTCCCATTTTCAATTTATTTTGATTTGCTCTAATACAAAAACTCATATCATAATGATGAAAATCAAAACTTTCATCAAATTTTGTATTTGTTTCTAACAATCTTTTTACATTTACAGCAATAAAAAGACCATCAATTATAAGTGCTCTGGAATTTGAAGGACCAAAAACGGTTGTCCACGAATTTTTATCTTTTGAATGTGCAACTTCTCCTACCATATCTTCTCTGTTGCACATAAGATGCCAAGCCATTATAGGACTAGAAAGGTTACACTTTTTCGAACCTGCTAATCCAACAATATCGTATTTTTCAAATGCTATTGTTAGTTTTTCTTCCCAAAACAAGTCATCTATTATTACATCATCATGCACAAAAATAATTTTTTCATCTTTATGTTTTTCGTTAATAAACTGATTATAAACTTTTGGCAATCCTTCTTTATTTTCAAAAATAACAGTGTATTTGATATTTTTTAATGTGGTCATTTTATCTATAAATAAAGCCATTTGACTTTTTTCTCTAAAATCGTCACCACATTTAGGTGTTGCAATAACAAAATGGTAATTATTTGAAGATTCAGACATAGATAAGAGTAAATATATCATATATACACATGAAAGCAAAGAAAAAAAGTCCAAAAACTACTATTGCAAAAGATTGTTGCTGCCAAAAAAAAGAAAAAAATCGTATTTTGCAAAATAATATGAGTAAAAAAACTATTGATTTGTCCAGCTACGATCCATTTGCTGCTCGTTTTATTGTTGCTTTGCTTAAAGAACAAGAAGATATTGTTGCTTCCGAAGAACAACCAAAATCTCCAGAAGAGTTTACTCCAGAAAAGAATCAAGAAGACTTTCAAAACTCTTTAGAATCAGAAACTAACCCTGAACAATTCGATGTAGAGGGTACTCCAACTGAAATGACAACTGATACAATCAATTCTATTAGAAGTTGGTCGAGTAAATTGGATGATTTTGCTTCATTTTTAAATGATCCTTCGTCTGAATCTTTGCATAAAATTTTAGCTGATGGTGATAGAGCAGGTAGTTTGCTTCGTGGTGTTACTAGAAAAGCTTCTGATAGCATTACTCGTATTGCTGGTGAAGTAGAAAAGTTAAAAGAAATTCTTAATACCTACATTATCACTGCTCCTAAAAAACTTCGTGATACTGAACAGCTTAAAGCTGGTGGTTAAAAAGTATTTTTGACAAAAATATCATAAGATATTTCGTCTAACTCTTCTAAGATTGCCATTTCGTTTATATCTTTATAAGGCATTCTGTCTGGCCAATTAAAAACTTTCTCTTTTCTTCTTAAAAGTTGTTCTGTTTTTTCTTTTGCTGCACTATCAAATGCTGGATTATCCAAAACCCATATTTTTTCATGAAACGGAAATTCGCTTAATTGTGTTTTTTGTAAATCAGATAAAGTAAGTCCTGCTGTACCAACCGAATTTTTAACAAACATAGCATCTATTGGACCTTCAAATATAAAAATGTAATTTAAATCATTATCGATTTTATCTATTCCAAATAACGTTTTATCTGCTCCTTCTTTCCCCAAGTATCTAGGTTCTGTATTATCTAAACTTCTAGTTTGATAGAACGGTATTTTTTTATTACGATCATAGAATGGTATACATAATCTATTTTTGTGATAAAAATCAGTTAAAGAAATGTATAAAGATGATGGTTTATTAATTGCTGATTCTATCCTTCTATCTTTTACATAAGACAAAGCTTTTTTGAAAAAACTATTGGAACCAAAATACTTTTGTTGGATCTCATCAAAAATATTGATTGAATCGTGTGGTAAAGTTAAAATGTTTTTAGTATATTTCTTCTTAATTTCAATTTTTTTTGTTACATCTATTGAACTTGTTTTTGATTGTATCTCACTAAAAATTTCATCTTTACTTAAACCGCTTGTAATCTGAATCCAAGAATATGCAGACCATGTTTTAGAGCAATTAAAACAATGAAAAGTATTTGTTTTTGGATAAAAAAACAATCTTTTCTTCTTTCCCAAGCTTTTACCCTCTCGACAAACTGGACAGCCAGCATTATAAGTCCCATCATGCTTTCTAAAGGTAGGATCTATTGAGTAAGAATAAAACTTACTCAGCACGTATGTTTCTGGAATAACCATCTTTTATGATTATACACGAATAACACAGCCTGACAAGTTTTAATTATGGTTGAATTGTTGCTGGAACTATGTCGGAAATCAAACTTTGGTCTTCTCCATAACATTTTCCTGATTCTGTTATATACAATTCAGTCATTTTAATACGTTCCTCTGGACTTCCGAATATTTCAATTATCGCTGGACAATCGTTAGATGGGAAAACTCTTCCATCACCACGATGATAAGACTCTTGAAATGCTTTAAATATTGTATCAACCTCTTCTCGATAAATTGGATCTGTTTCTCTGGTTCCATTATCTTCAATTTTGATAGGAGATATTTTTGTTAAAGGGATAAAAAACAAAACATCATATAGTTTTAAAGTTTCTCTAATTAAAATCCTTTGTTGGTCCAAACATTTTTCTGATAATTTGTCATTTAAATGAAGCCAAGTTGAATATGCCAAAACATCCAACACACAACGATCAAAAATTACAAAATCTTCTTTAGAATATTTTACAATTTCATCAACCAAACAATTCAAAATTGCAGTTTGGCTTTCTTCGTTTCCGTCTTTGCTATGGGGCAAATTTTTTTCTTTTAATAACTTTCTATATTCACTATCAACCAAATTATACATTGGCCATTTTTTTAAAAAATCTTGTATATAAGTTGTTTTACCTGTGTTTGCGGTTCCAATAACTGCTATTTTCATACTAATTCTATTTTTTCCTTTCTGATTTCTGGGAACATTTTTATAATTTCTTCTGTTTGTTCGTCATTATAATCTACATCTTTACTTTCGTATAAGTAAACATTTTCTAATAAAACATCTGGATAATTTGTTCTAATTTTTTTAGCAACATCTAACATTTTTGTGTTGTCTTCTTTATACCAATTAGCAACAATATCAACGGATGAACTAAAAAGCAAAGTTTCTAAAATCGTTGATAAATCTTCTTTTGATAAAGAATTTAAATTATAAGTTATATTATTCATAATAACTATTTTACTAGTTATTAATAATAAATCAAATATTAATATTATGCAAAGTCGCTATTTGGAACTTTTTGTGGATTTGTATCTACGTTAGTTGGCGATAAAAGTTTTGAAAGTGTATCAACAACTGCTTTTGCTGTTGCATCATCAACAACAGGACCAATGCCTCGAATTTCATTTACTACGTCAGTAGCTAATTCTGGATTATCTTTAGAATAAAAAACTTGTAATGCTGTAGCTAATTTTCTAATGTCATCATTTGATACGATGGGAAGCTCTGATGCTTCTTTTGGGATAGCCATTTCTTCTGGTGTAGCTTCTAGTGGCGAATCTAATTCTTCTTGTTCAAGAACAATTCCTAATGGTCCACAAGTTTGTTTTAAAAGATCTGAAAATTTACTCATATGTTTATTTACACTTGTTTTTTTGAAAATCGAGAAGTTCTTTTAATGCATCTTGAAAAGATAATGGAACAACTTCATCTTTAGGTGCTTGTTGTACTTCTTCTTTTGGCATAATGCTACGCATTTTATTGAAAACATCATTTTCCAGTTGTCTAATTGTTGGATCTTTTTCAATCTGTGGAAAATCTCCACCAACTTGTAACATGCTAACTGGACTTTTTTTAATTTTTGTAGAATATACTTGTGATAAATCCATTTTTTTATAAGAGTGCGGCTTGGAAATGCATCCAATCATAATTTCTAGCTCTTCCCAAGCTAACCCAACCTTCAGATTCAACGATTTTCCAAAATTCTTCATATTCTGGTTTACTAAATGTTGCTTTTGGTTTAGCCCATTTTAACTGGTTATTATCTGGATCTAAATCAATAGCTGCTCCCCATGAGTGAATTGACCATGCTGAACCACCGCGCATTTTTCGAACATTTAAACAACCACCAAAATTATCCAATCTAAGTCTGGACACATCTTTTTGGCCATAGCTTTGTAAAGTTTTTTCAAAAATTGTATATAATGACTTAGCTACTTTTTGATGACAGGTTATTTTACTTAAAGTTGTGTTTTTATCCCATGCAAGCTTTAGTTTATATGGAACTTCTAATTTAGTTTGATTCTCTCCCACTGGACCATAAAAATTAACCATTGATGTATAACTTTGTTTAGGCCATTTTTGTGATAGAGGAGTATTTTCACTAATGTTTGTGATGAATTTCCATGTTTTGGGACCAACAACACCATCTGGTTTTAACCCGTTTTTTGTTTGGAATTTTAAAGTTTCTCTTTCGGTTTCTGGGCCAAATGCACCATCCACATAAGGAATTTTATAACCAGCAGATTGTAAAAACATCTGCCATTGTTTAACATCTTCACCGAAACTGCCTCTTTCTATTGGTTTTTTGTCACTTGTCATAACTTAAAGCCCAATCTATAGGAGCATATGAAGGATCGTCTTTATAAATTTCAGCATATTTTATTGTTTGCTCAGTAATAATTTTTTGATCAATTTTTTCTACACTTTTTATTGTTTGAAAAGATGATTCTGTTGAAGAATCGCTATTATATTTCAAATCAACAACAGCTTGAACACCCAAATATGCCGCAATAATAACAGCCAACACTTCAATTGTTTTTGTAAAAATTGTCACATAACCACTTATCAATTCTGTTCCATTTTGTGGAAGTAAAAATAAGATTGCTACACTTGCAAAATAAAAAAAACACAAACCTAAAAAAGAAGTAAAAACTATAAAGAATTTTCGAGAAGCAAAGTGGTTTGCTTTTCGCATTTCTTCTCTTAATTGTAGAGGTGTATTGGGTGGCACTGTACCGCTACTTAAAAAAGCATATACATTTTTAAAGGTATTTGTTATAGAGGTCCACATTTTGAATGTCTTTACTGATACTTATATCAGAAAAACATCCAAACAGCACCAAATGCCATGACCGCTCCAGCGATAGGCAAAGCAAAAGCATATGCAGCATAAACAGGAGGAACGAGTCTCATACAGTACATTCCAAGCATAGCCCCAAACAATCCTGCAACAATTGCAGCAATATTTTTTAATCGATGATATCTTTTGATGGTTTTTGTGTATTTGTCCATCCATTCAAATGCTTGATTTTGTTGTTCAATACCCCACTCTTTGAGAAGATCTGCATTTTTTTGAACTTCCAATGTTTTTTCAAATCCTTTTTTAACTTCTTTATTTGCTTGATCTAAATTATTTTTTAATTTTTGATTTTCTTCTTTAGCAACTTTTAACTCAGTGTTTAGTTCTTTAATAACTTCTTTGGCTTGCTGTAAAGACGTTGTAGAAACTTTGTTTGTTACAACAGCCACTGGTGTTGGTTTTGGAACAGGTGTAGCTTTTGGTTTTGGTTTCCAAAATTGACCAAATGATAAATTACTTAAAGCAAAAAATATAATTAAAAAAATGTATGGTTTCATTGGATTGGCTTAATAACTGTTTTATTTTGTGATGATGCTTGCTCTTTTTCAATTTGCTCTAATAAGGCGTCGAGTTTTTCTGCAAGAGACAAAGCTTTATTGATACTATTCGCTACTTTTGTGTTTGATTCTCCTGCTTGGACTAATTCTTCTTTGGTTTCTGTCAAAGATTCTATAACTTGATTTGTTGACACACTTGGAGGTAATACTTTCTTTTTTTCTAAAGAAGAACATCCAATTATAAGGAGAGACGCGATTATTATAAAATAAATCATATGATATATATTTATATCGTTTTTTTATGTTTTCTATGAAATATTAATAATAAACATTATTTAAATAAATTATATTGTTTTTATTAAATTGAATAAAAAAAGAAATCTTAAAGACGACATCTTATTTTATCCACGACCAACCAGATTGTCAAGAGGATAGATTCAATTTTTTTAATTTCTTTTGTAAAAATTCTTCATCTTCACCATTTGGAAGCAAACACGGAATATCTTGAAACGAACCTTTTATTCTTTGAAAAAGTCTAATATCTTCATTTTTATCTTCAAAAAAATTTGGTAAATCTTTTTTACATATTCTTTTGCAAGATTTTATAAACTTTTTAGGATCTTCAAAAAATTGTTCCCAAATTTTTAAATTTTCATTTTCTCTATAAAAACAAATGAGTGAACAATTAATTTTTTTGGAACATTGTAAAAAACAATCAACATCAGTTTTAATTTTATTCTGAAGATATTCTTTTACAATTGATGTTTTAAATTTTACTTTATTATCACCATCAAACAAATTCCATTCGTAAAGATGGTCAACAGTATTTGCTGCCAATGATTCCAAGTATTCAAAAACGTCCAATATCAGAATGTTTTCTTTAAGGTAATATATTAGATATTGGTTTTTATTTCTGTTCATCAGATTTGTCTGATGAAATTATAACATCTACTAATATTTCTTCAATTATTTCTTGTGGTAAACTTAAATTAGCATGTCTCAGAGTTTCTGATATTTTGCTATATTCTTCTGACAATCTATTTTTGATTTCAAAAGCTTTGATATGCTGTTCTTTGGTCAATTTTGCAAAAGAAGGCTTTGATTGAAGATTTAAAGATTCCAATAAAGGTTGGCTTACCGTTGAAATGATATTACAAACTCGTTTATAAAATCTTTTGAGAGGCGAATTGTAATCTTGCTCATTTTGATTGTTTAAATTTTCATACAAATATTTCAAAATTACAGATTTTTCTGATTGTTCTTTGACAGTTAAAAGATACTCTGGTCCTCTGACATGGATTTTACCAAAAGGATTGAATAGACAGCCAGTTCCGAGCGATCTAGAGCCACAATAAATGCATTTATGGGGATCTCCAAAGATTACATGGGTGTTGGATGGAGAAAAAAGACAAGGTCTTCCATACGTAGTTGAGTTACAATAAATACAATTCCCCATAATCTTCTATATAATTACCTTATTTTTAAAATTGTTTGGTGCTTTTCCAATTCTGACATTAATAATACCATTATAATAATTAGATCTTAATAATACTTCTTTATCAATTTGTTCTTTGATTTCAAAATACGCCAACTCCCATTTAGAATCACAGGTTTTGATTATTTTAAATTCAAAATTGTCTTTTCCGTATTTTTCAATGTCTTCATTTAATTCTTTCGAAGAACTGGTATAAGATTTCCAATCAGATTCGATACTTGAAATTCTTTTTCTTTTAAAACCTTTTAAAGGTTTTCTTTTAAGTCGCATAAAACATTGCTTTTTCCCAATATATTTTTTATTGGTAGCTTTGTTTGTAATCTCATAAATAAATCCAAACGTAGATTCGTCTATAGATACATTTTCATTTAAAATCCAATGTCCAGTATCCATTATAAATCTTTTTTAGGTAAATTTCTGCGAATTATAGGAAACTTTGATTTGGGTGTTTTTTTCTTTTTTGCTCTTTTATTGGGCTGTGCAACAGCCATTGAAGTTTTGATATCAGAGCTATAACCACCAGCAGGATTAATTGAAGTTGGGTTTGTTATTTCTGCTCCTGCTTGTGGAGAACCAAAAACGCCACCAGCACCAGCAGCATTTACATTTTCCATTACAGTATCAATTAAAGTTTGAAATTTTTTAAACATAAGTTATAATATTTTATATACTTATGGAGTTGTTTATTAAATTTCAAACTGAAATCAAAGAAGATACTCAAATTGATCAAATCAATATATTAGAAAAGCAGCTAATGCTTCCTGCAATTAAGCATAAATGGGTTGCTAGACTAATCGAACAAAAGAAAAACAAAGCTATTTTAGAGAAAAAAAGAAAAGACATCAAAGAAGAAGTTTTAAAAGCTCTAACAAAAGATGGTTTACCATCAGGAATACCTAAAGCAGCTTTAAATTCAAAGGTAGAATCATCAGAAGCTATTAAAAAAATTGATGATGAGATAGAACAAACAGATCTAATAATAGAATACTTAGAAAAAGTAGAAAAGATTATGAGTTCTATTACCTTTGATATTAGCAATGCTGCAAAAATAATGGTTCTTGAAACTACTTGATGTTAACGATCACCACAAACAATAAGCAAGGAATAATCACAGGAGATATTTTGGGACTAAGTCTTCTTCGTGAGAACTTTTCAATTGCAAACCCTGCTTATCGATCAAATAAAAGATTTATAGCTTCCAGATTATACGCAATTACTCCATCTGGAAAATTTGAAATTGGATTGTTAAAAAATATTATTAATTTTTTAGATAAAGAACACATTCAATATACAATTGAATCCAATATTAAAAACTTATTTAATGTTGGATTTGAAAATCCAGTTTTAGAAACTTTAAATATTCCTTATAGAGATTACCAGAAAGAATCTATTTTTAATTGTTTAAGCCAAGGTAGAGGGGTTGTTATTATCCCAACAGCAGGAGGAAAAACGTTAGTAATGGCAGGATTAATTAAGAGTTTAAGGGAAAATTTAAAAGATCCAACTGCATTGTGTCTTGTATTAGTTCCGTCTTTGCAATTGGTTGAACAAACATCAGCAGATTTTACTTCTTATGGTTTAGAAAACGTCACAAAATGGTCTGGTGACAATCAACCAGATTTTGATGCATCAATCATAGTAGCAGGAACTCAAATTTTATTAAGCGAAAAAACAGATTTAAGTATTTTAAATGATGTTAAAATCTTAATTATTGATGAAACGCACGGTTTGCGTAAAGGAAATGAAATTAATAAAATTTTTAATTTAATTCAGACAAATTATCGTTTTGGTTTTACTGGAACAATGCCAACATCATTAATTGACCAGTGGAATATTATAGGAAAAACAGGTCCTATTGTTTTTGAACAAAAAACACAAAATTTAAAACAACAAAATTATGTTTCAAACTTTAAAATTACTATTTTAAAAATTAAACACAACGAACTTCCTCGATTTGCAGTTAATAGTTTGACTCCTGCTAGTGCTTACAATCAAGAAATTGATTTTTTAATCAATCATATTAGAAGAAACGAAATAATATCCAAATTAGCTTCTAGGTTAGATAAAAATACAATTATCATGGTTGATAGAATAGATCATGGTATTAGTTTAGAAGCAAACTTAAAACAAATCTGCCAAGAAGTAAAAAAAGATGTTTATTTTATAAGAGGTTCAACAGATATTGAAGAAAGAGAGCAAATTCGAAAACTAATGGAAACCAAAAACAATATAGTAGTTGTAGCTATTTCAAAAATATTCAGCACAGGCATTAATATTCCAAATTTGCATAATATAATTTTTGCATCTGCTGGAAAAGCTAAAATAAAAATTATGCAATCAATAGGAAGAGCATTACGATTACATCCAACAAAAACATTAGCTCACATATTTGATGTTGCAGATAACACAAAGTATGGTAAAATCCATGTCGAAGAAAGAATAAAACTTTACAACACAGAAAAATATAATTTTGAAATTAAAAACATATGAAAACAAAAAAAAACTCCAGAAGATATAAAAAAGCATTTAAAGAAGAAGATGACGATGATTTAGATTTAGAAATTATTGAAAATTTAGATCATCCTCTTTTAGATGATTCTTATAATGAAGAAGATTCAGATTCTGATGAATCTGAAGAAGAAGAAGAAAGTAAAACGGCAGATGTTAAAAAAAATAAAAAAGCAGATAAAGCTAAATTTTATGTAGAGCCTAAAAAATTCGATGAAGAAATTATGCTTTATTATGGAAACGGAATTATAAGCAATGAATTAGCCGAAATGATTAGCAAAATTTCTAATAAATTAAGCTACGCTCCAAACTTTATTAATTATAGTTATAGAGAAGAAATGGTTGGAGATGGAATCATTCGCATGATGAAAGCGTTAATAGCTAAAAAATATAATCATGTAAAAGGAACAAATCCTTTTTCGTATTTTACAAGAATAGCCTTTAATGCTTTTAGAAATCGAATTAAAAAAGAAAAGAAAATCCACGAAACACATGAGAAATACAGAAGAGAACTGATGAACATGTCAGAAAATTACAATAATCTTCTTAAAAATAACAATATCCGCATTATGAAAGAAAGAGACAGACTTTTCGAATGATGTTAAAAAATTCTAAAATTGGTTGTTTTTCAGATATTCATTTAGGAATTTATCATGACGATAAAACTTGGCATGATATTATTTTAAAATTTGCTAAATGGGCTTCAGATTTTTATAAAAAAAACAACATTAAAGATATTTTTATACCAGGAGACATATTTCACAATAGAAACGAAATTGGTGTTGAAACATTACACATAGCAAAACAGTTTTTTGATTATTTTAAAGATTTTAATGTTTATATATCGGCAGGAAACCATGATAGTTTTTTAAAACACGAAAGTATTATTAATTCAATTAGTATTTTTGATGGGTGGAACAATATAAAAATCATAGATAAAGAATGTTTAACTGTTAATACAGAAAACAAAAAAATATGTTTTGTGCCTTGGGGAACACCAATCGATGAAATTCCTAATTGTGATATTATTTTTGGACATTTTGAAATTAATTCTTTCTACATGAACAATTATAAAGTTTGCGAAAAAGGTATTAATTCATCTGATTTGTTTAAAAAATCCAAATTTATAATATCCGGTCATTTTCATAAAAAAGATTTTCGAGAATATAAAAATGGTAAAATTTTATACGTTGGAAGTCCGTATCAACAAAATTTTGGAGATGTTTTAGATGAAAGAGGCATTTACATTATTGATCTAGATACAGAAAATTATGTTTTTTATAAAAACAATATTTCTCCAGAGCATATTAAAATTAATATCAGTGATTTAGTCGAAAATAAAATTGATGAAACAAAAATAAACAAAAATATTATTAAACTAATAATCGATAAAAATATTGATCACGATAAGATTATATCTTATAAAGATAATGTTTTTAAAAAAACACCTTTAATTTTTAAAACTGAATATCAAATATCAGAAGATTTAAACACAAACATATCAACTGACCAGTTTTCATTTGATGAAAATAACTTCTTAAAAGATATTGAAGAATATTTAAACAAAACAGATATTGAGCATAAAAAAGAAGTTGTAGAATATCTAAAAGAGTTGTATAATTCATTAGTATGAATAAAGAAGAAATAGGCATAGGAATTTTGGACGTTTATAGCTCCGCAGATTTAACAAATTGCTTTAATTCAATTCCTGATGAATTTAAAAACCAAAAAAATTTATTAGTTGTTTCTGATACCAAAAACAAAAACGATATTGATTATCCTGTAACTAAAATTGGAACAGGAATTCAAATGGCATCATTAAGAAATTGGATTTTAGGACAATTTAGATCTAACGGAATTAAACATATTTTTTTAATTAATTCTAATCAAATTATTAAAAATTCAAATCTTTTTGAAGATGTTATCACAAAAGCAGAAATTTTTGGAACATGGTTTATGTCAGGACCAGAAAAAATAGCTGTTACTTTGGAAGATGATAAATTTAAAAATTCTTTAACTTTATCAACTAGCTTAAACAGTGATTTTATTTATATCTATTCGGGAATTATAAACAATATAGGATATTTTGATGAAAAATATTTTAACACCAAAGAATTAGATGTAGTAGATTATATCATTAAAATGAGAGAGAAGAAAATATATCCTCCTAATCATTTTTATCCAATGATTTCCGATGGTGTTGAATCTTCTAGTAGTAAAATTGAAAAAAACAATTACACCGAAACTTTAAGCAATGATAAATCCGTTCAAATGTCTTATGGTTACTTTTTTTTCAAAAACAAATATATACCAAAACAAAACGAACCAGCAGCAGTTTCTCAAGAAGAATTAATAAATTCTATGGAAGAAATTCAGAAAAATTATGGGAAAAAATCTGAATAATGTAGGTTGTGCAATTATTACATGTGATAGATTAGACTTTTTTAAAAAAAGTTATCAGTCATTATTAGCATGTAAAGATCTTGGCATTCATATAGTTGTTGTAAACGATGGTAATGAAAAACTACCAAATGATATTGAAAATGTAATAGAAACTGGTGGTAAAAAAGGAGTTGCTATAGCTAAAAATTTAGGTTTAAAGTTTTTTTTAGATAAAAACTTAGAACATATATTTTTAATGGAAGACGATATAGAAATTTTAAATAACAAAATTTTTGAATTATATATTAATGGTCAAGAATCTACAGGAATTAAACACTTTAACTTTGGTTTGCACGGAAATCATAATTTAGATTATCTTGGTCGCCCTAATATCAGAAAAACAATAAACTATCCTAATAATACAAGAATAAATCTATACCCTAATTTACTGGGTGCTTTTAGCTATTATCATGTAGACACATTAAAAGAAGCAGGATTGATGGATGAAAGCTTTTATAATGCTTTGGAGCATGTCGATCATACATACCAAATCCTTGAAAAAGGATATCATCCACCCTTTAGATGGTTTGCTGATGTAGAAGGTTCTAGTGCATATCTTAAAGATATTGTTCCTGATCACCAACAAAGCAAAATTAGAAATGAATCAGATTTTCAACAAACCTTTAAAAAAGCATTAGATACTTTTATATCTAAAAATGGTTTTAGTGTTGTTCAAGGATACGGACCATCAGAAAAACTTTATTCCGAAAAAGATTGTTTAGAAAATCTAAAAGAGATATGGAAATTTTATCAAACGAAAAAATAGGAATAGGAATAACAACTTATAACTCTGAAAATTATTTCGAGTCTCTTTATAATTCTCTTCCGCTTTCAAAAATTGATGAATTGGTTGTTGTAAATGGAGGAAATCCTTATCAAAAATCATATTCTGCTGATTGGATTCAGCATCGAAAAAATAGATTTCCATCCACATGTAGAAATGATTGTATAACCTTTCTTTTAAACAAAAACTGTGAACATATTTTTATTATTGAAGATGATATGATCATAAAAAACGAAAACATATTTGATGTATACATCAAAACATCAAAAATTTCTGGATTGAAATATTTTTCTTTTGTTAGTATGAGCGAAAAGGCAGGGTTACCACATCAAAGAACACCAAGAATGACTGTTGGGTATTCACCAGAAATAGCAATATCCTTTTATGAAAACATGTGTAATGAATTTACATATCATCACAAAAGTAGCTTTTTACAAACTGGTCTTTATGATTCAAAAATGAGAGATTTATTTGATGCAGATAGAGTTTACAGAGATAGTCTTTACAATAAAAACGTATCTCCTTTTTGGTGGTTTGCTGATCTTGCAAATTCTGATGATTTTATCATGAACAATCCAGATGCAAGTAGTAGATTGCAAGATACCAACCGACCTGACGGATCAAGATCTGATTTTATTCACGACACATTAAAATATTTTCAAGATAAACACGGTATACCTATTAATAGCGTACCTTTAAAATCAAAAGAAGAAGTTATAGAATTTTTAAAAAAAATAAAAAATGAATGTACAATTAATACACAAAGCTGAAGAAATTGTTGTTAAAAATTTAGGACATTGCTCTAACTTTAAACAATCAGATTTAAAACTTTCTGAAGAAGGAAAAAAGTTTTGGATCAATCATGATGTTGCTCGACTTCCATCAACATATTATTTTAACAAATATGTTAAAGAATTTAATTTATTTTCAAAAAAACTTTTAACTTTTGGAGGACAAGATGATATTGAAGTCAAACTTTTACCTCACGAAACTTGGGTCAACTGTGATTATTGGGCAAATAAAAATGATGATGTCGAAGATTTATCTAAATCGAATTTAGATAAAGACTTTGACTTTTGTTTGATTAATCAAGCTTTTGAACATTTAACTGATATTGAAAGCTCTATTAAAAATATCAAAGACCATTTAAAAACAGATGGAATTCTATATTGTAATTTTCCAGTTTTAAATATTCCACATGCTGAACCATACTTGTTTTTTACTGGTATAACTGTTCGTTATATTGTTTATCTGTGTCTCAAACATAAATTTCAAATTTTAACGTGTGGTCAATGGGGTAACCAAGAGTACATTGAATTTATTTATAAAAATTTAACTTGGCCAGATTATACACAAATCAATTTAGATACGGATATTAAAAAGCCTTGTATAGGTTGGGTTTTGGCTAAAAAAGCATGAAAATAGCAATAGGAATTAATATATTTGGAGAAAATAAAAGACAAACCTTTTGTATTGATGTTTTAAAAAAACTTAAAGACAAATTTAATAATAAAATTTCACTATATAACATTACTTTTAAAAACGAGTTAAACAAAGATTCTAGTTTTATCCATCTGCCATTTTTAAAACAAACAGCAGAAGATATTATTGAAGGATCTATATCAAAAAAACCCACCACAAAACAATTTTTTGATATTTTATCTCAACAAAATTGTGATTATTTTATATTTTTAAATAGTGATATTTTGCTATCACCAAAATTTATTGATTTAATATCAAAACAAGATTATGAAACATATTGCGTTTCACGACATGATACATTACCAATCGAATCTATCGATAAAATTGTTCCATATCGTATTGAAATTGCTGGTTTTGATGTTTGGGCTATTAAAACTGATTGGTGGAAACAAAACCATCAACATTTTAAAGATTATGTTTATGCAGAACATTTGTGGGATGTAGATTATACACTAACTATGTATAATAATAGTTCTTGTTTACTTTGTAATAAAGAATTTTATGCTGCTCACGAAAAACATGAATTAAATTGGAATGAACAATCATTAGAAGCTAGATATAATTCTTCATTATGGGAAAAAACTTGTTATACGTCTAATTGGAAAGAGTTTATTTACGAAAACTTAGTTAAAAGACTTCCATATGGACAATTTTTAGAACCACTGTATAATGAAATAGAACTAGAAAAAAAGTATCTTAAAATTAAATAAGCACTATGAACATATACACCGTTTTTACTGAATCTCATCGATCATTATTTGAAAATTACATGTTCAAAACACTACCCTTTGATTCTAGATTAGAACTTAGAGTTTTATTTAAAGAACAAACATGCAATGCTGAATTTAGAAGCCAAGGATGGAAAGATACAATGTATTATAAAGTTCGTTGTTTTATCCAAGCCGCATATGAAATAAAAGATGGTGAATATTTTATATTTTGCGACCCAGACATTCAATTTTTTAAACCTTTTTATGATGATATTTTAAAAGAAGTAGACGGTTATGATGCAGCATTTCAAAATGATTATGGTGGAGGTGTTAATACTGGTTTCTTTATAATGAAATCTACACC